CAGCTGCATGTCCGTGATTTCTGTCTATATCTTGAGAAGTATAATTGATTTTTGGTTCTTTATTAAATACTGACTTAGTACCTACAAAAAACTTTCCGTTTTCAGGGTTAATACCTGTAAATATAGCTGGTGCACCATCCCATTTTACTGATACATTTTTAATATTGTTACTTTCTCCTTTTAGATTTTTAATTAATTCATAAAGGAAAGATTTTGCTTTATTATAACCATCTTGTCCTTGGGTTAATACTAATTCTTCAAGATG